GCCTCTTTAATTGGGAAATCGTCTACCAAATCAATGTACAGGTCATTAGGGGTTTCGCATTTCTGACATACGTAGGTCAGTGCCCGTTCGCGCCCGTACGTTGCCCTAATGATTCCCAAATACAGGACGTCACGATCCGCAAAAATCAAGGAATCGATAACTGCGGGGTGCTCCGAGACGGATACGTCTCCTACTTTGACGACTGCCAACTTTAGAATCTCGGTCATGTAATCAGAGTAAAGAAGGTCTTTCTTCTTGGAAATTACAGCCAAACGCTCCTCATCTGCGCCGGTTAGTTCCCGAACCTCTGCGGTGGTCAACCACTTTTCTTCTTCGGAGGATTTGTGGTAAACACCACGAAGAAGTTTAACAACGTTACTACCAGAGTCCGGCATAGCCGGAATCGGGTCATTTATAGCGTCGTTGATAGTAGAGGCGTCTTTTTCTTCACTCACGTTGTACTCCTAGTTTGTTGTTATGAGGCTGATTGTATCAGCCAAAGTCGTGGACGTCTGCGCCTTCGTCGAGGTCTCCAGCCCACAAGATTTCAAAACCTTCGTGGTTAACCACCAACTGCTGGATGAGCAGTGACGAATCGCCAGCGTTAAGATCGCCCAAGGCAAACGATGCTGGCCAGCAGTTGTACAAACGGTACCCCATCTTTGGCGTAAGAGCATTACCGTCTGCTGAGGCTACGGGAGACTCGCCGTTAGCCGGGTTGTCGTCATACGTGGCCGCAGAAATGGGGTGGTCGAAAATCGAAACGGAGATATTGCAACGATAGTCGTTGTTGTCCGTACCGGCAGTAGAACCCTCTTCAAATCCTCCCTGTCCCCAAGTGTGGAGGAACGTCTGCCACTTGTACAGACTGTCTTGGTTAGGGAATACTCCACGAGTAAAGGTCACAGGGCCGTAGTCGGACTGACCAATCATCTTGTGTGGATGCGTGTTCATGCCGCCTTCGCGGTATGCAATCATCTCATTTTGTACTGAAATACCGGAAACAACGGAGAACCCAACTTCAAAGTCTTTGCCGTTGTCGGTGAGTGTGGAGAGCCGCCCCGATGGGTGAATCTTTACTCGGAACTTAAAGTTCCTTAGCGGATCAGTTACTGCTGAACGTGCCATTTACATATCTCCTTGATTAGAGGCTCTCAACGGCGTTGCTACCGCCGCTCCATTGAGAAAGGTTAATAACGATGAACTCTGCCGGGTACTGGAGCGCAACGCCGACTTCGACGTTTACAATCCCCTGATCGATGCTGATGGGCGTGTTGTTGGTCTCGTCACACACAACGTAGAAGGACTGGGCGGCGTTTGCGCCCTTGAGTCCGCCTTCGTTGTAGAACGAACTGAGGTTCGAGGAGACTGCTCCACGAATACGTGCCCACAGACGCTGATCATTGGGTTCAAACACGGCAAACTTGGTCAAGTTGTCGAGAGTGTATCGCAGGTAGTTCAGCGTACGGCGGATAGGAATGTAGCGGTCGGCACCAATCTTTGTAAGAGTACGGGCTCCGTAAACCACGATGCCGCCTCCGGGCACTGCCTTAAAGCAGTTCGTCTGAGGGGTGCGTGCGCCACTGTAGAAATCACCGATATTAGCGTCAGTGAGGTTAACCGAGAGGCCGAGGGCTCCACGGATATCTGCGGCGTAGCCAGCGGGAGCCTTTGCCACGTTCTGCTCAACGTCAGTGCGGACATAGAGACCAGCGACAGCACCACCGGGGTAGGTATCGCGGATAGCGCCCGGACCCGATTTGGCCGGATCAACCATGAGCAACGACGGGGTGTAATGCGCACCGTAGTTACCGTTAGACGCAACTGTTGAGCGGTTTGCGACGGTCTCCAAATCGGAAACTGTTGCGACGCCCTTGTCTGGGTCGACAATGACAAACGCGGTGCCGCGCTCCTGAGCCTTGTTGAGGAACGCAGTTGTGGTGTTGGTGTCGTTGCCGACGGAGTCTCCATTGGCGTTTACGTAAGGAACAGCGTTCATGACCACAACGCCCTCAACACCATCAATGGTGTTTAGAGCATCAGTGTATTCAGTGCTGGTGGGTTCTCCACCATCATCTCCGCCATCGAAAGGAACTGATGAGGTGTAGTAAGTGGAGGAGGCGCTAGCAGCAACAGCATCTGGGTTAACGGAATCAACCTTGATGTAATCGCTGTAGGTGTTAACGATGGTGGCAACGTAACGGTTGTCTGTGGACTCGACTGCAACTTCGTTCCAACGCTCTACTTCGACGCCGTCCAGACGGACAACGAGGTTGAAAGAACCGAAGCGTTCACTGCTGGACGGTACCGTACCTGCTTCAATTTGCAAAGTTAGGTCGTTGCCCCACGCTCCAGCACTGATTGCCTCTGCGTCAAACAAAGACTTCCAACGAGCATCAGAAGTGTTGCTGACTTCGAGAGTACCGGCATCGGAAGTCTCTGCTATGTCGGAAACCCCGGTAGCGTCAAACTTGAACGTGGTGGCATTAACCACTTCCGTAACAGTCCTCGCACC